TTAACGACAATATAGCGCTTGCGGCGTCCCTTATGGGCATTAGCGCTGAAGCAATCAAGCAAGGAAGCTCATTCAGTTCCGGGTATCAATTGCGCCTGTCAAAATCCGATGTAATATCGTATAACGTGGAAAAGCGATCTATATATCGAGAGCCATTGCGTGATCTCGTGCAGCTCATCATGGACTGTAAACGGCTTAATAGCAATATCAACATGCCGGAAGCTGCCGATATAAAGATTGACTTTGCCGATATCACGATTGAACAAAATCCGTTAGAAGAAGAGCAGGTTCGCTCGCTGAAGATTTCCAATGGCACGATGAGCCGCGTAGACGCCATCATGCTTGACAATCAAGACTTGAGCCGTGAAGATGCGGAAAAGGAAATTGAGCGCATTGACGCAGATAACAATCGCTTCCGCATTGGCGCAGCAAACATTGATCAGGACTTGTTTGATGAATAAAGCAGTTTCGACTAAAATTGATCAACAAACCGCGTGGTTTGAGCGCAACATGCAGACGATTGCGAGACGATTGGATGAGCGCATTGCATCACTAATCCGCGAGCTCGATTCCAGTGGCGGGCGTTTGCTGAACACAGAAGAAAACATCCAGATGTGGGCGCAAATCTATGGATCAATTTTAGAAGAACTTAGTGCATCTGGATACACCGAGCTTGTATCCCGGTTAAACGAAAAAGAAAACGATTTACTGCGCACAATGAAAAAGTCAAGCGTTCCCGGGGCGGTTCCTTTGGCATTCACGCAGACAAGCCAATCGGCTATAAGTGCGTTCAATTCGCTATGGAATGCACGGATTGGCAATCTCGGCAATGATGTGGCACGCCAGATTCATGCCATTATTGGCGACAGTATTTTTGGCGGAACAAACATCAACGATCTCGTAAAATCGGTTAAAGCAATACTGGATAAGCAGCTTGTGCGCTATGCCACTACTTATGTGAACACGAGCCGCGCAAAGTTTATCCAAATGATGCAATACGAAGCCGCTCGCAATTATGATGGCGGACTGTTTTGGATATACGAGGGTCCGGAAGATGATGTTACGCGTCCGGTATGTCGCGAAGGCACCGGTATGGATGTTAGTGCGATGTTCCCTAATGCACCATATTTTACCGAAGAAGAGCGCATTGAATTTGAATCTTATAGCGCACCGGAGCGGACGTATAACTGCCGCCATACTTTCATGCAAATAACAAAAGAATACTATTACGATCACGTGAGGTAAATATGGCATATCGTAGAATTGACGATAATGATACTGTTGAAATCCGCAGAGCGCAAGGCGGCAACAAACCGGAAACGCGCACAGTTGCGGAATTAAACGAGTATTTCAGCAAAGAAGAACCGACCATAACGGCAGGCGCACCTATCGCGCCAGTCGCGGCAACGGGAACGGCATTTGAGACCAACACGCTAACTTATACCGCAAGAACAAAGGGAGCGGCTGGCAATAACATCGTAGTGAAGTTGATTGACCCAGAAAAAGACGCGGAAGATGAAGTTGTATCGGTATCCGGCAGCACAATCAATGTAACGCTTGCGTCTGCGGATAGCGCAATCACAAGCGATCTTGATGCGGTCAAGGCAGCGATTGAAGGCGACACAGCCGCAGAGGCATTGATTGACGTAGCGATAGGTGGGACTGGCTCTACAATTGCAGCCGAAGCAACGACACAGCTTGACAATGGCGCTGATGGCACTCCCGGCGCAGCTGGATCTTTGCGCTATTCCGATACTGAGCTTTATATTTCGGTAGATGAAAGCACTATTGCAGAGTCAAACTGGAAAGCAATAACATACAACGAATGAGGATAACATGGCACTAAAAGAAATCTTGGATAAGATTACGAACTCACTTCCTGCGGATGCGGGAAACGACATTCTTTCTCTGCTGGCAGATGCCAAGCGAGAGGCGAACACTGTGCTTGCGGACCTATCCGCAGCAAACAACGAATCAAAGGAACGCAGATTGAAGCTTGGCGAGATGTCAAGTCAGATTGATGCGCTTAACGCTAAACTGGCGGATGCCACGAAAGCGGATCCTGAGCTTGATTCAATCAAAGAGAAGGCTGCCAAATATGACGAGCTTTTGCAAAGCAAGAAAACCGAAACCCTGAATCAATGGAAAGCTAAATATCAAGAATTGCAAAAGATTTTGTCAAGCGATACGGATAAGCGCAAAGACAAGATTGCCGCGCTGATGCCCGACTTCTCAATCCCGGCAGAAGGCGAAGAGCTTGATGCCGACACAGCCGCACAAAACCTGAAATTGTATTCTGTATTGGAAAAAGCGGGAGCATTTGCCGATCCTGCTGACACCAAAACGGATTTCCAGCGAAAGAGCAATCCGGGGGGCGGCGAAACCAAAGAACCCTACACCTTCGGCAAAGCATTACAAAAAAAAACATGAGGTAAAACATGAATATCAGAGATTTTCTTATCTCGCTACAAAGCGAACAAGCTCCTATCATAACCGACCTGGTTAAAAGCTTGGGTATTTTAGAAACGGCACAATTCGGATTCAGCAGTGATTATCTGCGTCACGAATTTGAGGTGCAGACAGATGACGGCGATGCCGCAGTCCGCGCAATCAATGGCTCAATTGTTGCCACAATGTCAAACAGCATACTGGGCAGCATTCAGCTCCCGGCAATCGAGCGACTTGTTGAAATCGACAAAATACTCGCCAAGAAATGGGGCGGCATTCAGGGATTCTTGAACGATAAAAACCGCACCATGACCTATATGCGCTCAATCCTACAGCTACTTGCAAAGGCTATGATTTACGGTGATGACCCAACCTTTGGCGTGCCCGGTGCGTTCAAGGGCTTGCACCAGATCGCTAAAGCCAACAGCAATGTAGTCGCACAGCTTTCCGGCGCTTCCAGCTCGCGCACCTCTATTTTTGCGGTGCATTGGAGCGAAGGCGAGACCGAAGTTGTAATGCCGCAAGAAGCTAATGGCGACATCGTGCAGATCGAACTTGTTGGCGGAGGCACTCTTCAGGCTCCTACCGCAGACACCGTCACAAACGCGCGTCAACTTGTTTACGGAGCCAACTTCTGGACTAATGCTGCTCTGTGCGCTCCATCGAAGGCGTCCGTTGCAGCAATCACACAAATCGATAGCACTCACAAACCCACTGCTGCGCAGATTGACTTGCTGATTGACGCGGTCAAGGGTCTTGCTGATGGCAAAACGTTCCTGTATATGAATCG